TAATCTTATTATGATTGATAAGTTAGATGATGTTGAGGGGTTTGCTCAATTGATTAATAGATCAATGAAGAGATTTGATGTGTCTAAGTTTAAAGAAAAACACCCTAAACTATATGAGGAGTTTTTAGTTAAAATGGATACAACTGAAATCAAAATAAAAGTACAATCAACAACTCAAGCTTTTTGCAATATACTTGATGAGGACTATGCGAAAACTTTTGGAAAGGATAAGTAATATGTCTAACTTAATTAAAATGGTTAATACTATTATTGAGAATAAAAAGAATAGTAATGAGGTTGAACAAGCGAGTACTAACTCGCTTGATAGTGGGTTGAACTATCAATTCATGTATAAACAACTAGAGAGTGCTGTTGAGGAAATTATTATACAGTATCCTAATGATCCTATTGTTAATGAGTTAAAGGCTAAGCTTGTTAATAATTTAAAACCTATCTTGGAATTAATCCAGAATGGGCAAGACTTTAATCAGTAAATTCTACGACCTGTCACCCTAAAGGGTGACAGGTGCAACCTACCTTCCACGCATCTGTTACCATCACCTACCATCACCTACCTTTATAGAGGTACCAAATCTAGTACGAGCATATAAACTTAACCACAAGATGTAGCAACCACGCACAAGTTTCGGTTGTATTGACAAATGCTGGCTAAAAACTCGGTTTCATAGGTGTAGTGACTATATTTTTAATATGGGTTATATTAAAAAGGGGACTCAATGGAAAAAGAATTACTAACAAACGAACAGCTAAGATTAGCAGTAGAGAAAACTTGGATAGAACATATAAGGTTGTGCCAAGATAATTTTTTATATTTTGTAAAAGAAGTATGGCCAGATTTTATATGCAGATTGGATCCTAATCCTAAAAGGTGGGGGCACCATCAACATATAGCATCTGAGTTTACAAAAATTTCTGCAAGAAAAAAAGGGAGGCTCATTATAAATATGCCCCCTAGGCATACTAAATCAGAATTTGCATCATACTTGTTTCCTGCCTGGATGATAGGGAAGTATCCAAATTTAAAAATTATGCAGGTATCACACAATGCAGAATTATCATCAAGGTTCGGATCTAAAGTTCGTAATCTAATGGAGCAGAAGGAGTATAAAAATATATTTGGAGATGTTAAACTTCGAGAAGATAGTAAGGCAAAAGGACGTTGGGAGACCAATCATGGTGGGGAATACTTTGCAGCGGGTGTTGGCGGTTCTATCACAGGACGAGGGGCGGACTTACTTATTATCGATGACCCACATACTGAACAAGACGCCATGTCTGAATCAGCTATGGAACGAGCATTTGATTGGTATGTATCAGGACCAAGACAGCGTTTACAACCTGGTGGCTCGATAGTCGTGGTTATGACGAGATGGGCAGAGGACGACCTGACAGGAAGATTAATCAAGGCTCAAAAAGAACCTAAAGCTGATAAGTGGAACGTAATATCATTTCCTGCGATCCTAGAATCAGGGAACCCAGTATGGCCTGAGTATTGGGAACTAGAAGAATTAGAAAAAGTAAAAGCATCATTACCTATCAGGAACTGGTCTGCTCAATATATGCAGAACCCTACATCAGAAGAAGGAGCTATTCTAAAAAGAGAATGGTGGCAACCATGGGAACATGAACACATACCAAAATTACAACATGTAATACAATCATATGATACTGCATTTAGTGCAAAAGAAACTGCTGACTATTCTGCCATTACAACCTGGGGAGTCTTTTTCCCACAAGAAGATGGTAAACCTGCAATGATTTTACTTGATGCACTTAAAGGTAAATTTGATTTTCCAGAACTTAAGGTAGTTGCTATGGATCAATTTAAATATTGGGAACCTGAAAGTGTAATCATTGAAGCTAAAGCTACAGGGGAACCGTTAATGCAAGAGTTTAGAAGAATGGGAATTCCTGTCATTCCGTTTGTACCATCACGAGGAAAAGATAAACACTCAAGGGTAAATGCTTGTGCTCCTGTTTTTGAAGGGGGTCAGATTTATTATCCAGAGGGAGAAAAATATGCAGAGGAAGTAATTGAAGAATGTGCTGCATTTCCTCATGGAGCAAACGATGACTATGTCGACAGTACCACACAAGCCGTGTTAAGATACCGTCAGGGTAACTTCATAGAAATGGTAAATGACTATGAAGAAGAATTATATAAGGTTCCAAAGGAGTACAAATATTATGGGTAGTAACAAAGATAAATATAAACCTTTAATTGATAAGGTAAAGAATATAAAAGTATCGGATTCAAATCAGTTCTTAGCTAGAAAAATGACACTTGAAGAAATGAAAAAAGCAATTGCAAATAAAAAATCAAAAGGTGGTGATATTAAACCTGTTAAGGCAGTTGGCGGAGTATTAGCATCTTTAGCTATGGGAGTTCCATTAGGTATAACTGGAGCAGTCTTAGGTGCAAAAAAATTGAAAAAAAAATCAAGTGTAACACCCTCTAACGATACAAAATATGCAATGAATAACAAAAACATGGTAGCTGATCTATATCAAAAATCAACTAAACAAAAAACTGCAAACATGAATGTTGGTGGTGAAGTTGAGGTTATGAAGGGTGGAGATTATATAAAAGATCTTATTGACTAATGGCTGGATTAAAAGAACTCATTGATATGGAATCAATCGAGGATCAACCAACCTCATCAGTTCCAAAAAACAAATCAGATTATACAGAATCTTATGATCCTAGCATGGCTAGAGGTCTAGCTGGGTTCGCGGTTGCTGGTGCGGGAGCCTTTGCTCTAAGGAACCCTATCGCAAAAGTCATACAAAAAATTGCAAGTATTAAATTACCTAAGGCTCCTGCTCCACGAACCAGTGGTAAAGATCAAGTTGATGAAATTCTAGAGATAGCTCCAACCAAAATGGAAAGAGGTAAAGCTCTTACAGTCGCACAAACAAAACCACAAGATGAAATTAGAAGAATTGCAATTGAAAGATCAAACGAGTTAAAAAAAATTGCTTATGCTAATCCGTTATCAAGAGGTGGTAAAACTAATAGAATAGGATCATCACTTTGGGATTATATTGCACGACACCCAATAGCAGGTGCAAGAAAACCTGAGGAGTGGATTAAAGATTTTAAATCTACAGGTCCAGGTTCTTTTAAGACAGGTAATCCAAATTTTAAAAATATAAATCAATCAGTAAAAAAAGATGAACTATGGGACTCAAACTTAGTTCAATTTGATAAAGATGGTAACGTCGTAGGTGGTTTTTTAAAAGTAGCTGCAGAAAAAAAGATACCTCTTACAAAAATGGATTTACTCTACATTGTAGAAAAAGCTCCTGTGAATAATTTAAAAGTAAGAAAACTTACAACTGATACTAAAATAGTTGATGATGCAGAAAATGTTGCAAGTGAAGCAATTAATCATATTAATAAGATTAGAGATAAAGCTGTTCAAATGTCTGCTAATCTTCCTGCAGATCAATCTGAAAAATTTGCTGAACTAGTTACATTAGGAAATGGGGTTGCAAAAAATATTAGAACAAAAACAGGTCGTTTACATAATCAATACAGAAGTGCAGAAACGTCAGACTATGATAGTTTTGATGCTAACAATGTATTCGGACAAGATGTTGGAGATTTAAAAGCATTGTTCGATAAAGCTAGAAATGCAGGGGTAACCACAGGAGATGACACCTTAGCTTTCTTAGATAAATTTGGCAGAGTAGATACCGACCTAGGAAGAAGATTGCAACTTATGAAAACTCAAAAGATGTTACCTAAGTATGGTAACTATGATGAGTATAGAGTTAAAGGCGGTGAAAAATATTTTGAACATGTAGTGTATTATCCTAAACCATTACCAATGGGTCAAAGACTAAGCGACAAATATCAAAAACATTATACATCTGAATATGGTCCAACTGATGCTATACCAAATCAGATATATCATATGCGAGGTTCAATAAGAACAGGCGGTACAAATCAAAATCAAAAAGTTATGATGATTGATGAAATACAATCTGACTATCACCAAGCATTAAGAAAGACTGATCCTAAGAGATCAACAGTCGTAAATGCATTTGGGACTGAGATAGAATTTTTTTCTGCAAATAGAAAATTAGAAAAAATTATTAGTGAGATGAAAGATATTTCTAATAAGGGTATTAGAGCTACACCAGATGATATGCAGAGGTTTAATAAATTAAATAGTGACTTTAGAGAGTTAAGAGCCAACTCTATGAACTTATCGAATATTACTTCTCAAAAAGCAAATGAAGGAATTCCTTTCTTACCATTGTATGGTAAAGAAAACTATGGCTCACATGCAATTAAAAATGCTATTAAGACTGCAGCTGATGAAGGAGTCGATTGGGTTGCTATTGCACCTGTTGAACAATTACACCATGCAAAGAGAACAAAGTATCTTGGTGACATAGAGTTTTATGGAAACAGATTTGGAACAGCTGGATTTAAAAACTACGGCGGTAGACAAGGAGTTGTAAGAAAAAATGCAAACGGCTCAGAGGTTGCTATAGAAGGAAATACAGATCCTAAAAAAATGGCAACGTTACCTAATGCTATGAAAAAACTAGCTGCACAATATGGATCTGAAGTTAAAACAATACCAATAGCAAAATCTGATCCGAGTAAACCTTTTAAAGTAGTTACTAAAGTTTCTAACGATAAGAAGGTTTATGGGTTAAATCCAGATACAGCAGGAACACAGCATATTGGTGCTTTTAAAACTTTAGAAGAAGCGAATGATTACAAAGAGAGATATAGTGGAACAGTGGTCAAAATGTTTGATGGTGATACTAGATTATACTTTGATGCTTTTGCTATTAAAGTAAACCCTGAAATGGCTACTAAACCCTTCAAAGCATATCAAAGCGGTGGACTAGTAGTAAATATATTTGCATGATAAGATAATCCTGTTATAACAAAGGAGATAATTATCATGGCAAGTAAAAAACTTAAAAAAGCCATCATGGCAGGAGTTCTTGGCGTAGCTGGAGCAAAAGCTCTTAAACAAGCAGGCGAGATGAAACAATTCCTAGCTACTGAAGGCGGAGATAAACAAAAAATAAACTATATTACAAAAAAAGCAAAACCAAAAACTTTCATGGGCAAAGTAAAAAAAGCTGTTAATGTGTACAAAGAAAAAGGTTTGAACACAGGACGTGGCCCTGGAATCAAAAAAACTGATTCACTAGCTGACAAAGCATTAAGTGGAGAAGTGTTTGGATTAGGAATCATGGATGGAGCTAAAGCTGGTAAAATGATTAAAGCTAGAGGTGGAAAGTTAGTAAATTTAAAAGCGACAAAATTATACTAGGTTTATGGCTGAAGTAGATAAAACAAATGAGCTTCCTGAAGAAGAGGTTGAGGAAAGTGAAGTTGATGTAGAGATTGAGGGTGAGGAACAAGTTCCTGAAGAAGAAGCACCTGAAGAAGATTTTTATAGAAACTTAGCTGAAGAGATGGACGATCGTGTTCTTGGTCGTATGTCGTCACAACTTGTTTCTGATTACAAAAGGGATAAAGTTTCAAGAGGGGATTGGGAACAAGCTTACACCCAAGGTTTAGACTTACTTGGTTTCAAGTATGTAAATAATACTAGACCGTTTCAAGGTGCAAGTGGTGTTACCCATCCACTCTTATCAGAAGCTGTTACACAATTTCAAGCACAAGCTTACAAAGAATTATTACCAAGTGATGGTCCTGTAAGAACATCAATTATTGGATCCGATACTCCAGAGGTAACTCAACAAGCTGAAAGAGTTCAAAATTTTATGAACTATATGTTGATGGAAGAGATGGAAGAATACACACCAGACACAGATCAACTTTTATTTTATTTACCACTAGCAGGTTCTGCATTTAAAAAAATTTATTACGATGAAATTAAACAAAGAGCTGTAGCTAAATTTGTTCCAGCAGAAGATTTAATTGTTCCTTACTATGCAACAGATTTAAAAGATTGTGAGCGTATAACTCACTTAGTTAAGATGTCAGAGAATGATGTTCTTAAACAACAAAAAGCAGGATTTTATAGAGATGTTGAGCTAACACCAAAACAACCTGAAAAAAGTCCAATTCAAGATAAATTAAATGAACTTGAAGGAGTAAAACCTGCTGGAGAAAAAGAATATCAATATAATATTTTAGAAATGCACGTCGATTGTAATCTAGATGAGTTTGAAGCAGAAAATTCTGAAAAGAAAGTTAAAAAACCATACATAGTTTCTATTGATGAGGGCTCAGGAAAAATTTTATCTATTTATAGAAATTATAATCAAGACGATGACACGGAATCTAGAAGAGAATATTTTGTACATTATAAATTTTTACCTGGTTTAGGTTTTTATGGCTTTGGTTTAATACATATGATTGGTGGATTATCTAGATCTGCTACACAAGCACTAAGACAATTACTTGATGCAGGAACTTTAGCTAACTTACCTGCTGGATTTAAGTCCAGAGGTATAAGAATTAGAGATGATGATCAACCTTTTCAACCCGGAGAGTTCAGGGATGTTGATGCGCCAGGTGGAAACATCAAAGATCAGTTTCAAATTTTACCTTTTAAGGAACCAAGTGGTACTTTGTTTCAACTTTTAGGCTTTGTTGTACAAGCAGGGCAGCGTTTTGCATCAATTGCTGACATGCAAATGGGTGAAGATGCACAAAATAGAGCTGTTGGAACTACAATTGCTCTTTTAGAACGTGGTTCTAGGGTAATGAGTGCTATCCATAAACGTTGTTACTACGCAATGAGACAAGAATTTAGACTTTTATCAAAAGTTTTTGCTGATTATCTACCTCCTGTGTATCCATATGCAGTTACAAACGCAGATAGGTTCGTAAAATTACAAGATTTTGACGATAGAGTCGATGTAATACCTGTTGCAGACCCAAATATCTTCTCAATGTCACAAAGAGTGACTTTAGCAAACGAAAATTTAAAGATTGCAGCATCAAATCCACAAATGCACAACTTAAGAGAGGCTTATAGACGTGTTTATGAAGCTTTGGGTACAAAAAACATTGATGCATTGTTAAAACCTACACCACCTGTGGTTCCAGAAGACCCAGCAACTGAAAATGCTAAAGCATTACAGATGCAAATGTTAAAAGCATTTCCAGAACAAGACCATCAAGCACATATTATGGCTCACAGAGCATTTATGGCTACGAGAATGGTTCAAATTAATCCAATGGTCTATGCGTTAATGCAAGGACACATATCTGACCACATTGCATTACAAGCTCATGGTGAAATTGGCGATATGGTTGAAAATACAGCTGAGTTAGCACAACAAGCACAGACTGATCCTAAAGGATTTAAGATTTTATTTGATAGTATGGTGGCAAAAAGAGTTGCTGAGATAACTATGCAACTTGCTCAAGAAGAATCAGGAATGCAAAAACAAGATCCTCTTGTTGCACTTAAACAAAGAGAATTAGATCTTAGAGCTATGGATCTTCAAAGAAAAGCACAAGAAAACATGGTCGATCAAGAAAGACGAGGCATGGAGTTTGAAGAAAGATTAGATTTTGATAAAATGAAATTAGAATCCTCTGAAGACCAAGCAGGAGAAAGAATAAGAATTGCGGAAGAAAAAATAGATTTAGCTTCACAAAAACAAAAAGCAACTAACAATGAAAAGAAAAGTTAAAATACTTAAAGCCAAAGGTGGAGCTGATGCAGCCACTGAGTCTTTTGGAAAAAGTGTAGGGTTTTCTGGTTCAAGCAGACCAGATCCACATGGTGGTTTTGATTTGTCAGGTGGAAAAGGACCTACATTTAATAATGCTCCTGCAACGACAGGAGGAAGTAAAAACAAAACTACTACTCAAGTAAATACAAACACAAATAACAAAAATACAAACGCAGGGCAAAAAACTACTTTTATGCCAATTACATTGCAAGTTGCAAAGGCATTAGTAATTGATCCTCTTACAAAACATTCAAGAACACAAAAAGTAAAAGGTGAATCTTTTTTTGGTAAACCAAAAGATTTACCTGCAAGTAAAGATTATTACAGGGCATATGGAGAACCTATTGATGTAATGAGTAAAAAAGGCACTGATTTTATGAAAGATGCTGGATTAATCAAACCAATTAAAACAGTTAAACCACCTGAAGATAGAGGAGAAAACAGGCAACAATTATGCCCTGATGGCACTTATCCACCCTGTAAAACTCCTGTAACACAAATAAAAACACCAGTTACAAAACCAAATACTTTTCTATCTGGTTTTCAAGCATATGACGATGGTGGCGAAGTTGTGATATCATCTAACGTAGATAAAAGTTTATTATGATAGGTTTGTTTTTTATTGGAACATTCGTATCTATTATTATTTTGTATATTTTATTAAGGGTAAGAGAATATGACAATAGGTAAAAAATCAGGACCACCACCTAAGAAGGGGCCAAATTCAAGTATACCACCAATTAAATTTGGTAGCGGTGGAATGAAATGCCCTCATAGAGATACTACAGAAAAAAATATTTATCCTGGAAATAATGAAATACAAGTTAAAGGTTTTAAATTTATAGGAGTGAGATAATGCTTAGATGGATAATTAATCTTGTCAAAACTTTACTGTTCAAAGAAAGAGTTTACAAATCAAAAACAATTAAGTTAGATCCTTGTTGGAAACATATGGTTTTTAAAAAGGGTTGCCCAACATGTAGGAGTCTAAATGCCCAGTAGATATCAACAACTATTACAATTACTTGAAGAAGCAAAAGAAAAAGGTGACAGTGACAAAGTTAAAGAAATAGAAAGCGATTTGTTCAAAGAAAAAAGAGCAAAAGGTGGAGAAATAGAAGAATCAGAAGTTGTATTAGTTAAAGGTGGCGGATATACTAGCGACCTTTTATAAATGTTTCAATTTCTATCAAGTAAAGAAAAATTAATTTTTCTTTCAGGTATATTCGAAGGTGAAGGAACCTTTGGTAATTTCAAAGCAGGATTATACAAAGATGGCAAAGTCAGAAGAAAGATAGAAGTATCTGTCGAAATGACTGATCGAGATGTGGTAAATCTATTTCATACACACTTTAATATAGGTAACGTTTATGTACGATCTTTCAAAAATCACTACAAAACCTCGTATAGATGGAAGGTGTCAGGGCTTGAGGGTTTAAAAATATTACATTTGATGTTACCTTATCTATGTAAACGAAGACAGGAACAATATTATGGCATGGTTAAACTTATTAGGGATGGCAGCAAAAACGGCAACGCATATTTACTCGAACCGTCAAAAAACAAAACAAGCGATGTCGGACGCACAATTAATGCATGCTCAAAAAATGGCAGCGGGAGAGGAAGCTTACCAGGGCAAACTTCTTGAGGCTCGACAATCAGACTATAAGGACGAATTTATTTTGATTATTCTCTCAGCCCCCGTTTTGGTGCTGGCTTGGGCAGTCCTGAGTGATGATCCAAGTTCTATGGATAAGGTGAAACTTTTCTTCGAATATTTCTCACAGCTTCCGAGCTGGTTCACAAATCTCTGGATCCTCGTCGTAGCGAGCGTTTATGGGATAAAGGGCACACAAATCTTTAAGGGCAAGAAGTAGTTGCATACTTACATAGATTAGTTATAACTAATTAATGAACCTTGATTTAGACACACTACAATCAGTAAGTCATTATATAAAAAAACAAATGAACCAAGTCAAAGAGGATTTGGTGTACCATGTAGACACAATCGATAAACTCCAGTATTCTAGAGGGAAACTCAATGCTCTAGAAGCATTGCTACAGGATCTAAAAGACCTGCAGAAAAATGAGGAGAATATCGATGACGATAGTAACACCTGACACAGGTTTAGTTGGTGTCAAAACAAAAAACGGTGAGGCTGCACCCGATTCAAAAGAACAAGCCATACCCACAGATCCAGAGGGTATTAAAAGATATCTTGAACTAATACCAAAACCAGTTGGTTATAGACTTTTAGTAAGACCTTATGCAGGTCCTAAAAAAACTAAAGGTGGAATTCTTTTAACTGATACAGCAAACGAAACTATTCAGATGACAACCGTAGTCGGTCTTGTCGTTGAGATGGGAGATCTTTGTTATGCAGATAAAGAAAAATTTCCAAAAGGTCCTTGGTGTAAAAAGGGTCAATTCGTAATCTACGGTAGATACGCAGGTTCGAGATTTAAAACAAAATATGGTGAACACCGTATTTTAAACGATGATGAAATCATCGCAACAATAAGTAAACCAGAAGACATTCTGCATTTGTATTAAGGAGGACACATGGCTGATGCAAATAAAAATCCTGAAGTTGAAATCGATCTTGATGATGTAAAAGAAACAGAAGTTAAGATTGAGGAAACTAAAAAGGAAGAATCAAAAGAACCAAATTTAAATGTTGGTGAAGTTGATTTAGGTTATGCGGATCATAGCAAAGACAAACCAAAAGAAGAAGTTGATGTTCAAGAGATCCAAGAAGAACAACCTAGTGAAGATAAAACATACGAAAACGAAAGAGAAACTAAGTTAGATCGAAAAGAAGAACCCGATGACTTGTCAGAAGTTTCTGAGTCTGTCAAAAAAAGAATTGATAAACTTACAAGAAGATTTAGAGAGGCTGAAAGAAGAGAAAAAGCTGCTTTAGATTTTGCTAAAGGTTTACAAAAAAAATATGACGACACTCAAACTAAATACGATTCAACAGATGAAAAGTATTTGAAAGAATTTGATGCAAGAGTAGATGCTCAAAGAGAACAAGTCAAAAAGAAACTCAAGGATGCTATTGAAACTAATGATTCTGAAAAGATCATGGAAGCAAACGATGAGCTAACTCAATTGAGTGTGGAAAAAGAAAAAGCTAGAATCAAAATGGCAGATAGAGAAGCTAGATTGAAACAGCTGGAAGAACAAAAAAACGCACCAATAGAGGAACAACCAAAACCACAAGAAGTTCAAAGTGAACCTAGTGAAAAAGCTAGAAAATGGGCTTCTGATAATGCTTGGTTTGGTAACGACAAAATCATGACTAACGCTGCGATGACTGTGCACGAAGATCTAGTGGGCATGGGTATTGATGTAGAAAGTGATGAGTATTATAATGAAATAGACAAGCGAATGAAGGACAATTTTCCTCATCGTTTTTCTATTCAAGAGCAACGAAGACCCGTCCAAAAAGTTGCTTCTGCTGGAAGAACACAGCAGGGACGTAGATCTGTGAGACTCACCAAATCACAGGTGGCTATTGCCAAAAAATTAGGGGTGCCACTAGAAGAATACGCTAAATTCGTGAAGGAGGTATAGAATGAGCGATAAAATAAATAGAACTTCACGCGCATCTGAGGAAAACAAAGAAATTAGAAATAAACCTTGGACGCCACCATCATCTCTGGATGCACCACCTGCGCCAGACGGTTTTGTTCATAGATGGATAAGAACCGAGAGTATGGGTTACCAAGATACAGCTAATGTATCTAAGAAAATGAGAGAAGGGTGGGAGTTTGTGAGAGCCGAAGAAATTAAAAATAAACTCGGTGATCATGGATACCCAGTCATAGCTCAGGGAACTTACGCAGGTTTGATCGGGGTTGCTGGCCTTGTGTTGGGAAGGATACCTGAAGAAATTGCAAAAAGCCGTGCCGAGTATTTTAGAAAAATTACTCAAGATAGAGTTGACGCGGTGGACAACGATGCACTTAAGGAACAACGACCGGAGATGCCGATGAATATTAATCGACAATCTCGCGTAACTTTTGGTGGTGGAAACAAATCCTAATTATTTGGGAATATTCACTCCAAAGTAAAAGTAACAATAAAAGGAGAAAACAACTATGGCTAATGTAGCTGAAAAATACGGTCTTAGACCGGTAAGAAAGTTAGATGGCTCTCCATTTATTAACGCACAAAACAGATACAGAATTGCAAGTGGTTATGCTACTGCAATCTTCCAAGGTGACTTGGTAAAACCTGTAACTGGTGGCGGAGTCGAAAGAGCAGTTGCTGCTACTTCTGACAAAGTCATTGGCGTTTTTAACGGAGTGTTCTACACAGACCCTACTACTCAGAAGCCGACGTTTAAAAACTATTATCCAGGTGGAGTTGCAGCTAGTGATATTATCGCTAATGTAATTGATGACCCGAATGTAGTTTACTCGATCGACTCTGATGGAGCGTTTGCAGTAGCAGACATCTTTAAAAACTTTGCAATAACAAACGTAACAGGATCTACTCAAACTGGTATTTCTGAAGTCCAATTGGACCACAGTGTATCTGGTTTGACAACAAGTGGAACTGTTCTTCAAGCAATCGATATTTCGCAAGATACGCAAAATAGCGAGGCTGGAAGCGCGAATGTAGATGTGTTGGTTAGAATTAATAACCATTTCTACAGTCAAGGCACAGGCTTATAATAATAGGAGATTATAAATTATGGCTATATCAAGATCACAACTAGTTAAAGAACTAGAGCCAGGTTTGAATGCACTATTTGGCCTGGAATACAACAGATACGACAATGAACACGCAGAGATCTTCACTACTGAAACTTCAGACAGAGCGTTTGAAGAAGAAGTAATGTTATCTGGCTTCGGTACTGCAGCAACTAAAGCTGAAGGTGCTATGGTCACTATGGATCAAGCGACTGAAGCGTACACATCAAGATACACTCACAATACTGTAGCATTAGGTTTTGCTATAACTGAGGAAGCTATCGAAGATAACTTGTACGACAGATTAGCTGGCAGATACACAAGAGCTCTTGCAAGATCAATGGCGCAATCTAAACAAATCACTGCAGCGAACGTTCTAAACAACGGTTTCGACACAGCAAACGGTGGTGACGGAAAAGCACTTATGACTACTGATCACCCTCTTGCGAACGGTGGAACATTCAGAAATGAATTGTCTACTGCTTCTGACTTGTCAGAAACTTCACTAGAACAATCGTTAATCGATATTGCTGCGTTCGTAGACGAAAGAGGACTTAAGATCGCTCTACAAGGTAGAAAATTAATAATTCCAAAAGAATTACAATTTACTGCTGAGAGAATCATGAGATCCCCTCAAAGAGTCGGAACTGCAGATAACGATATCAACGCAATGGCAAACATGGGAATGATACCAGAAGGTTACAGAATCAATCACTTCTTAACTGACACTGATGCATTCTTCATTATGACAGATGCACCTAACGGTCTAAAACACTTTGTAAGATCGCCAATTAAAACAGCGATTGAAGGTGATTTCGACACTGGAAACGTTAGATTCAAAGCTAGAGAAAGATACAGCTTCGGCTTCTCTGACCCTAGAGGAATCTTCGGATCTCCAGGTGCTGCGTAATCGTAGATAAGAGACAAATCTAAAAGGGGCGGAGTTTACTCTGCCCCTTTTTTTATATATAATCAAAGGAACCTAGAGAAACTATTATGTCGACTGACTAGGCAGACGGTATAGAGACGACATAATCAAAGCTATACAAAGGAGAAAATTATGGCAAATACAACTTTTTCGGGACCGGTACGATCGGAGAACGGTTTTATTGGAGCAACGAAAAACTCAACAACTGGAGCTTTTACAAATAACTTCCAAATAGATTCATCTGGAAACTATGTAGGAACTCTTATGATTGGTCAAGGAATTACTAACGTCCCTTGTGCAGCAACTGCTGGAACAAATGAAGTTACATTTTCACAACCAAACAACTCAGTAATAACTTCTATTCAAATAGTTTGTACATCTGCACCAACTGTTGCTTCAGGTGACATTGGTTTTAAAGTTGGAACAGCTACAGGTGGAGCACAATTAGTTGCTGCTATCACTGATCAAATTCTTGATGCTGGAACAACTGTACCTGCAGGTGCTCACTATCCTTTAACTCTTTTAGATACGACTGGAAGCGATGCTTCTCCAGCTGCATCTCCAAGAGCAAATGTAAGTGGTGATGCGAGAAGTATTTTCTGTCAGATCACTACAACTACAACCGCATCTGCTGTTGGTAATTTTGCATTTATTATAAATTACAAACAATTTGCGTAATATTAAATTAGTGGCTCCTTCGGGAGCCACGAACTAGGAGAACACATGAGTTTTAAAAGTGATATACAAGCAACAAGATCTGTCGCCGCACCAAGCGGAACTGCAATTATAGCTCAACCAATAAGATTAAGAGGAATTATTGTTGCATCTGACGGAACAGGAGCTGGAACTTTAGAACTTACAACTACATCAGACAGTGGAACAACTTTGTTTCAAGCTGATGTACCATCTGGAGATGTTATTAATTTTAATTTCCCCGAAGATGGAATTCTTTTTCCAAAAGGACTTTTTTGTAAGACAAAAACTAAAGTGGCTGCTTATACTTTACTAACAGATAAGTATTCAGGACCTGGATTAACGGTATAGGTTAAAGATGGATTACTATGCTGACTTAGGTATAGAGATCGATGGTTTCGCTAAAGGTGGAATGCCTGCAAAAAATAAAAGAAACTTTAGATCTACAAAATCAGGCGCAGGTATGACTGCGGCAGGGGTTCGTGCGTATAGACGAATGAATCCTGGTTCTAAACTTAAGACAGCAGTAACAGGTAAAGTTAAAAAAGGATCTAAAGCTTCTAAGAGAAGAGCATCATATTGTAGAAGATCAAGAGGGCAGATGAAAATGCACAATATAAATTGTAGTAAAACTCCAGATAAGAGAATATGTGCTGCAAGAAGAAGATGGAAATGTTAAATATATTAAAAAAACTTTTAGGTATTGATAAATTAGAATATAAAATTAGAATATTAGAAAGAAAAAATTATTGGAGAGAAAAATACAAACATGTCTTATCTGAACGCAAATCTACCACCAATATACTGCAAAATTAGAAAGGAGTATCTTTATGACCTTAAAAAACATCACGGAGAAAGTGAAGACTGTGTTATCTTCGGTCTCACATCAATATCAGGGCGTGCGCTCTTGTTTAATATCATGTTACCAAACGGTGCGTGTTACTGGCGTCTCCCTATATCAGCGTTTTATCAAAAATCTTTTGATAGATCCAATGTGCCGAATATGCAAGTACATGAATTGGAATTGTGGAACAGTTTTAGTTATTGGCCTAGTGTTACTTGTTTTGATTGGCTGGATGGTGTAAAGGGAAAGTATCTCGGCTTAGACAAAAAATTTTATCATGGTAAATATTTATTTACGATTGATTGGGCACATCCAGATGTTAATATATTGGATACAGAACACTCTGAAATTCCTCAAGAACATAAGTGTGCGCATATATTGGAGCTTGATAACGGCAATTATGCAGCTCAGCCTAATAATCGTCTTTTGTGGCACATTAATAGCTATACTACTGATAACAGTTGGCCTGACTATAAAGTCCAAAATACTTACTGGGATGCGGAAGATACGAACTATGTAACCGAGGATAGTGACAACATGTTTTACGAGATGTATGATAAAAAAGATGAGTAATAAACCCTTAAATATATCTGAATCCGCTGCTGTGCAGATGCCGATGAAAACGGTTGCCTCTCTAATTTTACTCGTCGCAGCTGGCGTGTTCGCATACACGGAGCTTACGGCAAGGTTAGTATCGTTAGAGACATCACGTGAGTTGTTTGAAAATGATTTATTAAAAAAATCCGAACAAGTCCCCGTAGACCAAGAACAACATTTTTTATTGGAAGATCTTTACAAGTCTGTAGAGAAGATGGAAAAGACTCAAGAGTTGAACATGACAAACAAAGTCAACATAGAATTTCTTAGCTCACAATTAGAAAAAGCACTAGGGGACATTGAAAATTTGAAAGATAAGGTAAGAGAAAATGGAAAGAATTACTAGACAAGTAGTGCAATATATTTCTGACATGGAAAAGAAGGCTAAGCAAATGAGTTTTGTTAAAAATTTAAAAAAATCTGTCGAACACGGAAAATACGGAACACAAAAGTATGTCATTAAACAAGGTGAAAACAAAGGTAAAATATTATGACAGAGTTAGTGGTAGCCCTACTTATGATTGTACAAGGAGAGATCAAGGAGGCACGTATTCAGACGTCAATGTCTGAATGTCTTAAAGGGGCACGTGTAGCTAAACGTCAGTTAAAACCCGATGGACATGTTAAATATCAGTGTATAAAATCTATGGCAGAATTAGAGTCAAATATTGATGGATCAAAGTCAATTAAAAAATTAATATTGGAGTAATTATGAATCTTTCACGAAATTTCACTTTATCTGAGCTTATTAAATCAGACACTGCAATTAGGAAGGGAATTAACAATAATCCTAATGCAGAACAAATAGAAAAATTAAAAGCATTATGTGAGAATATCCTTCAGCCAGTACGTGACCATTTTGGCAGAGTTAAGATCACCAGCGGTTTTCGTAGTGTGGCATTGTGTGAAGCTATCGGCAGCTCGGCACGATCACAGCATGCTAAAGCTGAGGCCGCAGACTTCGAATGTGTTGGCGTTGACAACGCTGAATTATTTGATTGGATTAAAAATAATCTTGAGCCAGACCAGCTCATCCTTGAATTCTACACTCCAGGCGAACCCAATAGCGGATGGATACATTGTAGCTGGATTGAAGGAACACCAAGAGCATCATTTTTACATGCTTATAAATCAGAGGGTAAAACAAAATATAAACCAATATTAGGTAGTGCAAAGGAGATAGTATAATGGCGATTAGTAGAGCCTCAATGGCTAAACAAGTAGAAGGACAAATGCGTGGCGCAAAAGATGAAAAGAAAAAAGAAAAAAAGAAATTATACGCCAAAAAATCCAATAAAAAGAATTCTCTCGCTAGGACATTTACTGTTTAAGCCTAAAGTGATACAATCTAAGAAGTTGTACAACCGAAAGAGGCTTAAAAACAATGACTAAACTATGTGCTAGAGGCAAGGCTGCAGCCAAAAGAAAATTCAAAGTATATCCCAGCGCATATGCTAATGCATATGCTAGTAAAATTTGTGCTGGTAAAATTAAAGATCCTTCAGGTGTAAAAAGAAAAGACTTTAAAGGACCTAAACCTGCAAATAAAGGTTTGCATGCTGAAACAAAAAAGAAAAAAACTATTGTAGAGGGTGATCCAGACAAAAGAAGAAAACAACTTAAAGATATTCAAAATCCAATTTCTGAATATGATGAAAAAGGAAAATTAAAATATACTGCTGCAAATAAAGGCGCAGAAGCAAAAATAAGTAAAGTTGCAAAAGGATTACACAAAGCATCTGCATTACATAAAAAACAAGCTAAGTCATTAGATTCAATAACAAACGCATATCAAGGTAAATTTATTAAGCATGACTCAGCAGGTATTAAGATGTCAAATGAGAGCTTAGTCGATTATTACGGCGATTTATTAAAATGAGTGAACGAGGCACTTGTTGGGAAGGTTATGTCCAAAAGGGCATGAAGAAAAAAGGGAATCGTATGGTTCCTAATTGTGTTCCTGCAGGTATGAAAGAGGGAGGACTTAAAAAATGGTTTTCACAAAAATGGGTAGATATTGGAAGCAAACGAGCAGATGGTTCGTACGCACCCTGTGGTCGTTCAAAACTCAAAGCGGACAAGAAACGGAAGTATCCAAAGTGCGTCCCTGCTGCAAAAGCGGCAAGGATGACAGACTCACAGAAGCGGAGTGCCGTTGTGAGGAAAAGAAGT